ATGGCGGTCAAGAAGATGACGAAGCCCGGACGATACGCGGATGGTGGCGGGCTGTATTTGCAGGTCGGCCCCACCGGGGGGAAGTCTTGGCTGGTCCGCTATATGCGTCACGGCAAAGCCCATCAGATGGGGCTTGGCGCGCTGGCGGCTCTGACCTTGGCCGAGGCCCGGAATAAAGCGGCCGATGTTCGCAGGCTGCTGGTCAACGGCGTCGATCCACTGGAGGCGCGGCGGGTCGAGATGGCCAGCGAGCGGGCAAAAACGGCGCATGGAATGACGTTCTCTCAATGTGCTGCCGCCTATATCACCGCGCACCGGGAAGGCTGGCGCAACCCGAAGCATCGCCAGCAATGGGAAAACACGCTGGCCACCTATGCCGAACCGGTCTTCGGTGCCCTCCCCGTTGCAGCCATCGACTTGCCCCTGGTGATGAAGGTGCTGGAGCCGATCTGGAAGGAAAAGCCGGAAACCGCCTCACGTCTGCGCGGCCGGATCGAGACGATTCTGGATTGGGCAACGGTGCGCGGTTTCCGCCAGGGCGAAAACCCGGCGCGCTGGCGTGGGCACCTCGACAAGCTGCTGCCGGCCCGCTCGAAGGTTGCCATCGTCGAACACCACGCTGCCTTGCCCTATGCCGAGATCGCCCGGTTCATGGCCGAGTTGCGGCAACGGAATGCTGTCGCCGCCCGGGCTCTTGAATTCCTGATCCTCACCGCCAGCCGCACGTCGGAAACCCTTGAAGCGGTTTGGCCTGAAATCGATCTCAAAAACAAGGTCTGGACGATCCCGGCCGAGCGCATGAAGGCCGGACGGGACCATCGCGTTCCGCTCGCCCCCCAGGCCGTCGCCGTGCTGACGGAGATGGCCGCGTTACGGGGACGGGAAAGCGAATGGGTCTTTCCTGGCACCCGGCCAAAACGGCCGCTGTCGTCGATGGCGCTGCTGATGCTGCTGCGACGGATGGACTGGCCAGACCTCACCGCCCACGGCTTCCGATCAACTTTCCGCGATTGGACATCCGAAACGACCGCTTTTCCCAGCGAGGTGGCTGAAGCCGCTCTCGCTCACGCCGTCGCCGACAAGGTCGAGGCGGCTTATCGGCGCGGCGACCTGTTCGATAAACGGCGAGACTTGATGGAGGCCTGGGCTGCGTTCTGTCAGACCTCAAGTGGGTAGGATTTGGGGAAAAGCGTTTCAGAGAGACACCCCCTCAACGCGCGTTATGATGGAAGCCGCTAAAAAATCTGGGGCTCGGAAAAAGGTAATCTAGGTAAGAAGATATTAAAAAATTGATTAAACCTATGATTTACCTGTTAAAATCACGAAGCTTCGTTGGTAACAAAATCGGTTATGGATAGGTTATCCGATTACCGTTGTTGAGGGTCATCGCCTTGGGCTGTGGGATTGCTGAAAATCAACGACTTAACCCCAAACGCACAGGCCAATTACCCGGCATTACCCGCGCCGGGTAATCTTTTTATTCTTTTATTTTCAAAGCATTAAGCTGATTTTTGGGGTGACAAAACCGAGATTACCTTTTTCCGATGGCCAACCTGGAAAGAGGGGGCTGACGGTTTCGGGACGTGGGAAAGCCGCCTCAAGCCGAACGCGCAGAAGATCGCAGAAAGCCGCAGAGATTGAGAACTCCCGCCAGCGATCTGGATCGGCAGGCCTGGGGCCGTTTCCCGCCCTCTCCGCAGTGCAGAAATCAAGCCCCATTTAAGCCGGAGGCGCGGCGGGGGACGTCTGCGATCGGCGGCGGGGATTCCAAGGGGGAGGCGGCATCGGGTTGAGAAAGGCCTCCGCCAACTTTCAGGGCCTCGCCAGCGGCCTGCGATCCGGGCGAAGGTGGGCAGGCCCCCGTTAGCGGGGGCCGGAGCGTTGCAGCGCCCCGAACCGCCAGGAAAGGAGCCTGACATGGGAAAACCCACCCCGCGCGCCGTGCACGGCGCGGGATCTGTATCAGGTGAACCATTATGGAGTCCATACGGTGCGCCGCTTGCGGGCGGTTGCTGGCCCGGGCGGCTGATTGCCGGGTGATCGAGATCAAATGCCCCCGTTGCGGGGCCTTGAATTGCCATCAGAGGGCCGCGTGCCCCTCTCCCGAACGCCCCGAGCGTCCTGACCTTGAAGGGAACGCTCAACATGCCGAATTGGACCGATCTTGGCCGCGTGCGTCTCGCCCAGGCGGATTGTCTGGAGGCGTTAGCCGATCTGGGCGATGAATCCGCCAATGCGGTGATCCTCGATCCGCCTTATTGCGCCGGAGGTTTCACCGAGGCCGCTCGCACCGCCGCACCAGGAATGACCAAGGCTGATTGGTTCCAGGGCGATGCGATGACGACGACGGGGCTGGTATGGCTGCTGCGCCAGGTGGCGATCGAGGCTCACCGCATTCTCACCGATAAGGGCAGCCTGTGCGTGTTCTGCGACTGGCGGATGGTGGCGGCGTTGGCCCCGGCGCTGGAGAGTTCCGGCCTGCGCTGGCGTAACCTAGTGGTGTGGGACAAGCTGTCCACCGGACTGGGCAGCAGCAGCTTCCGGGCTCGCCACGAACTGGTGCTGCATTTTGCCAAGGGGACCAGCACCCCGCGTTATGATGTCACGGTCGGCAATGTGATCCCAGCCAAGCGGGTGGCACCAGCCAAGCGGAATCATCCCACCGCCAAGCCGGTTGATCTGCTGGAGACGATCATCCGCGCCACCACCCCGGAAGATGGCACCGTGGTCGATGTGTTCGCGGGCGGGGGCAGTCTGGCCGAGGCAGCGCTCCGCACCGGCCGGCGGGCGATCGTCAGCGACATTTCGCCGGTTCATGTTGCGGCGATTCGGGCCAGGGTCGAGGCTATCCCGGTCTGTTGATACACACTTAAAACACATTACCCTCTTGACGTAGCCCCCGCCTTATGTGTATAAAATACACATTAAGCGGGGGCGAAATGGTCAAGAGCATCAGCAGTCGGGACGCGATCAAAGCCCTTGAGGCGGATGGGTGGCGCCTGGTTAACGTCGAGGGGTCGCACCATCAGTTCAAGCACCCGACCAAGCCGGGCCGGATCACGGTCAAGCACCCCGAGAAGGACATGAAGATCGGTACCCTCAAGAGCATCGAGCGTCAGGCCGGCCTCAAAATCAGGTAAGGAGCAGACGATGGCGATCCGTTATTACCCGGCAATCATCGAACGAGGCGACGAGCCGGGCTTCGGGGTGTTTTTCCCCGACCTTCCCGGCTGCGTCAGCGCGGGGGATACCATAGAGATGGCCGCTCGTTCGGCTGAGGAGGCGTTGAGCCTCCATCTGCGCGGCATCATCGAGGACGGGGATCCGTTGCCCGATCCGACCCCACTGGACCGGATCGAGCCTAATTCCGAGGTTGACGAGGTTTGCCGGGTTCTGGTGCGGGTGGATCTTCCCGGTAAGGCAATCCGGTTCAACGCCACGATGGACGAAGGGCTGTTGAGCCGAGTTGATGCCGCCGCGCGAACACAAGGGATGAGCCGGTCTGGTTTTCTGGCGGTCGCGGCCCGGGAGAAGCTTGGCTGATCAGACCGCCATCGCCTGATAAGGCGCAAAGCGGACCACCTCCTCGCCGCAACCCTGGTTGAGGGCGAGGAAGGTGGTTTGCAGCGGCTCGATTTCATGGCGGAAGAACACGTCGGCCGCCTGCGCCACCGAGCCGAACCCGCCATTATTCGAGGGAACGATTCCCAGCAATTGCGGCGGCACCCGGTGCGCGGCCAGCACGTCGTCTCGCGTCACGTTCTTGATGTTCCAGAATTCATCCTTGGCGGTCACCTCGCTGATCGGGATCACCTGAAGCCCGTCCTTCTTGCCGTTGGGCATGTACATGAACAGGTTGCGGAAATTGCCCGGTCCCTTGGATGCGCGCATCGCCGCCCGCAGCTCGTCGATGTCCTGCTGGTTGCCGGCCGGATCGGTCAGATAAAGGATGAAGCCGGCGTGGCTGCCATTGACGTAATATTTGCGGCGGAACAGGGTTGCCGCCTCGCCGAGCAAGGCTGATTGCAACGCGCCGAGATAGCAGGGCAGGCCGTAAATCTCCTGGCTGATGTCCGGTTCCAGCAGATGCAGCACCGCGCCGGGTTCGAATTCGATCTCGGTGCCGTCGGTCAGCAGCACCGCCCCCCTGGCCGGGGTCGGCCGGGTCCAGCGGGCCAGCAGCGGGGCCAAACGCATCAGGCTGCCCAATCTCGACCGGCGCACTTCGACAAAGGCGTTGCCGAACACCAGGAAATCGAGCGCCAGACGCTTGAAATCGTGCCGCGACAGCAGCGGGTGCGGCACAAAGGCCCCGGCCAGCAGATTGACTTTGTAGGCCAGGGCGCTTTGGTGGTGCGGGCTGGCGGTCAGGGCTTTGGCCAAGCCGTCGAACGAGACCGGCGGTTCGTACCAGCGCCCGTTGAAATTGGAACGGAACAGCCCCATCACCTCGTGACGGTCGAGCACCGGCAGCGGGTCGCCGAAGGTGAACACCTCCGGCGCTGGAGCCGGAACCGGGGCAGCGGAGCGGCTGGGGCCGAGCGCGTGCAGCTTCTGGCGCGGGCGAAGTCTGGGCATGATCAGAAGATCTCCATGAAACCACCACCGGTCCCCCCGGCGGTCTGGTCGAAATCGGTGTAATCGAGCCGGTCAAGCGCGTGCATGATCGCCCACGCGACGTCGGCATGGCCGGTTTCCTTGGAGCGGCCGGCGGAGAAGGTGGCCTGACGCCCGGTCGGGGTGGCGGTGCGGCGGATGGCGAGAAAGGCCATCGCGACATCGGACCAGCCCGCGTCGAATTCGAGCCGGCGCTTGGCGATCAGTTGCTTGGCCTTGAGGACAAGGCGGGTTTTGACCCCGACCGAATAGGTGATGGCGCGCACCGCGGGGAAGAAGCGGCGGACCATCTCGAACACCCCCTGGCCGATGGTGCTGGTATCGATGCCGATATGGGCGACGGCATAACGGGCGCACAGGCCGCGAATCACGTTGGCCTGAGCCTCGAAATCGACCCCGTTGACATTGACTTTTTCGAGGATGCGGAAGGTTCCGCCTTCGACCGTCGGCGGGGCTACCACCACGATCGAGGCGTTATCCTGGGACAGGGCCGGGTCATAGCCGATCCACACCGGGCGGTCGCCGAATGGCCGTGCCGCCAGGGCGTTGACATCGCCCCACACCTCCCAGCTATCGACCATGCAGCGGCGCAGCTCGTCGAAGCCGAAGAAGCTCTGGGTGTCGTCAACCCACACCGCCATGAACAGATTGGCGAAATCCTGCTCATTGTACTCGCGGCGCAACGCCGCGATGTCGAACAGATCGCAGCCGCTGGCGGCGGCATCGTCAATGGTGACGATCTGGCGCCATTGCCCGTCCGGGCCGAGCATTCCGGCCTTCAGTGCGGCGTGGCTGACGTCGATCTCGACCCGGTCTTCCTTGGCCCTGCCCTTGTTGAAGCTTTCGCCCGACCAGAAGGCATGAGCCTCGTGACCGATGGTCGAGGGGGTCGAAAAGTAGGTAATCCGCCATTTCTTATGGGTCGCCATCGCGCTGGCGACCTTGCGGAATTCGAGGAACTTGGCGATCCAGGCATATTCGTCGAGATAGACGTGGCCATGATAGGACTGCGCCGTCTTGGAATTGGTGCCGAGGAAATAGAGGGTGGCGCCATTCCACAGGGTGATCGGGTCGCCCTTGAGGATCACCCCGGTGACGTCCTTGACGAACTGGACGATGTATTCGCGGAAGACGTGGGCCTGGGCTTTGGAGGCCGACAGGAAAATCTGGTTGTCGCCGGTCTCGATCGCATCGATCAGGGCTTCGCGGGCGAAATACCATGTCGCGCCGATCTGGCGTGACTTCAGCAGGTTGCGGATCCGGTACCGCTTCGCCGCGTGCCATGCCTTCTGATAGCCGAACAGCCCCTGATCGAACGCGGCGACCAGGGTTTCGACCTGCTCTTCGCTCAGGGTGTTCTTCTCTTCGGCCTTGCGCTTGCGCCCCTTGGCCCGGTTTTCGAGATTGGGGTTGAGGTCGGTTTCGCGTCCAGACCGCCCAAACTGTTGAATCCGCGCGGTGCGCTCCATCAGCTTGCCGAGCTGGTCGATTTCTGCCAGATCGCCCGCGCTCTTCGGCTCCTTGGCGATGATCTGCATCAGCCGCGCCTCGACGCTGGCCTCGACCCGGGCCACCACCGGAGCCTTGTCCCATTCGTCGCGCCGCTTCCAGGCGTCGATCGTGCCATAGGGCAGACCGAGCTGCCGGGCGATGTCGGCCGGGCTATGCCCCTGCCAATAGAGGGCGCGGGCGGCAAGACGAGGTTCAGGGGCGGGAGGAGGGGCGGGGGTCATCGCCCCAGCCTGCGGGCGGAGCGGTGATGGCGACGACGGGGTTCGGGTTGGCGGACGGTCCCGCCAACCCGGCGGGGTTTGCGCGAGCGGCGGGCCGGGCCTCAGCCTGATCGCAACCGGGCTTTCCGGGATCAAGCAGGACCGATCATGACCACCACCCCTCCCGCCCCCAGGACCAAGTTTTTCCGCGTCGCCCGATCCGGCAAGACGATCGATGGCCGCGAGATCTCCCCGGCTCAGATCGACCAGATGGCCGCCAGCTACAACCCGGCGACCTATGGCGCGCGGATCTGGGTTGAGCATCTCCGCTCCCTGCTGCCCGACAGCCCGTTCCGGGCGTTCGGCGATGTGCTGTCGCTGAAGGCCGAAACCGAGGCGGAGGGCGGCCGGGTGCTGTTGGCCGAAATCGCCCCGACTCCTGACTTGGTCAAGCTGTCGGCCGACCGCCAGAAGGTGTTCTGGTCGATCGAACTCGACCCCAATTTCGCCGGCACCGGTCAAGCCTATCTGGTCGGCCTGTCTGTGACCGACAGTCCGGCCAGCCTGGGGACCGAGATGCTGTCCTTTGCGCTCCAGTCGGCCAGCACCCCGGATACGGTCAAGGGCCATCTGTTCTCGGCGGCGGTCGAAAGCCGGTTCGAATTGGCCGAAACCGCTGATCCCGGCGCCGGCCTGCTGGCCAAGGTCAAGGACCTGCTGTCGGCGCACAAGCCGAAGGGCGACGAGGCCCGCTACAGCCAGGTCGAGGGCGCCGTCACCACCATCGCCGAAGAGGTGGCGGAGATCCGGCGCGGTCTGCCGGCGGCGGGGGCCTTCGCCGCCGCTGCCGACGTCAAAGTCCTCTCTGACAAGCTGGACGACTTGATCACCCGCCTGTCCTCCACCGCCGCCACCCCGCCGCGCCCGCCCCATGCCGGCGGTGGCGCGGCCTTTCTTGAGACGGATTGCTGACCATGCGCAACGAGACCCGCACCGCGTTCGACTCCTACCTCTCCAAGCTCGCCAGTTTGAATGGCGTGCCTTCGGCGGAGCAGAAATTCGCGGTCGATCCGACCGTGGCGCAGAAACTGGAAGACCGGATCCAGGAAAACGCCGACTTCCTCGGGCGAATCAACGTCGTTCCGGTCACCGAGCAGGTCGGCGCGGTCCTCGGCCTGGGGGCCAACAGCCCGGCCGCCAGCCGCACCAAGACCTCGGCCAGTGTCCGGCGTGAGCCGCGCGCGATCACCGGGCTGGATGAGCGCAGCTATCTGTGCCTCCAGACCAATTTCGATACCTACGTGGGGTACCAGCAGCTTGATGCCTGGGCCAAATTCCCCGATTTCCAGACTCGTATCCGTAACCACGTTACCCGGCAGATCGCCCGCGATCGCCTGACGATCGGTTGGAACGGCACCAGCGCGGCCGCTACCACCGATCTGGGGGCCAACCCGCTGTTGCAGGACGTCAATATCGGCTGGCTCCAACACATCCGCACTGACGCGCCGCAGCGGGTGTTGAGCGGGATCAAGGTCGGCCCCGAAAGCGGGCACGATTATCGCAATCTGGATGCCCTGGTCACCGACGCAGCCGGCGAGCTGCTGGCTTCATGGTATCAGGACGATCCCGACATCGTCGCGATCATGGGCCGGTCGCTGCTGACCGACAAATACGTGGCCCTGCTCAATGCCCCCACCACCGACGCCCCGACCGAACGCAATGCCCTGGCGACGATGATGGTCAACCGGACGGTCGGCGGCCGCCGCGCCGAACTGGTGCCGTTCTTCCCGGCCACCTCAATCCTGATCACCAAGGCCTCGAACCTTTCGATCTACGTCCAGTCCGGCAGCCACCGCCGCCACGTCAAGGAGGAGCCGGAGTTTGACCGGGTGGTCGATTACGCCTCCGACAACGAGGCCTATGTGATCGAGGATCTGGAAGCCTGCGCCCTGATCGAAGGGATTCAGTTCCACAACGGTTCGGCCTGGGTGTGACATGAGCCTCGCCCGCGCTCATTTCGAACGCACCCTGGCCGCGCGTCAGGCCGGGTCCGGCACGGCTGAAGCCCCGCTGCCGGGGGCGGCATCGCTGGCCGACCGGATGTTGGCCTTGCTGCGGATGCATCAGGTCCAGCTCAAAACGATCCAGTCGCGCACCGCCAAGATCGCGGCCAAGCGGGACTGGATAGACCAGTACGCTCCCTATGTCGAGGGGGTGCTGGCGGCCGCTGCCGGTGCCCAGGATGAGGTGGTCGTCACCATGATGGTGTGGCGCCTCGACATCGAGGACTGGCCGCGCGCACTGGAGATTGCCGCCTACGCCCTGCGGCACGAGCTGGTGATGCCGGAGCGGTTTTCGCGCGACGTCGCCACCACTGTGTTGGAGGAGATCGCCGACGCCGCCCTGGCCCGGCCCACCCCCGACCCGGCGTTGGCGGCCCCCCTTGACGCCGCGTTGGAACTGGTGGCCGACCACGACATGCCGGATGAGGTCCGGGCCAAGGCCCACCGCGCCCTCGGCCTGATCACTGCCGATGCCGACCCGGTCCGGGCGATCGACCATCTGGAGACCGCTCTGGGGCTCGATCCGAAAGCCGGGGTCAAGACCGTTTTGACCCGCCTCCGCAAGCAGACCGCCAGTGGCGGAGACGATCCGCCCGCTTAACCAGGCCCCCCCGGCGCGGCGACGGCGCGGGAAAGGGCGGGCTCGGCCCCAACCCGGAACCGCACGTCGCCGCCTCTCCCCCCTCTGAGGAGGTCATGATGTCGCTCGCGCTGATTCCCTCCCTCGATCCCGCCGCCAGCGACGGCATCGTCATCGCCAATGACGGATTCTATCCCGATCTGGATCTGACCGCGTTCAAGGCGGAGACCGGGCAGGGCGATGTATTCCCGCCGGCCCGGCTTGTTGCCACTCTTCAGGCGGCGATGATCGAAATCAACGCCTCGATCATCGCGTGGCGGGTCGATCAGACCGCCCCCTGTCTGGCCGAGATTCCAGCCCCCGGCTATGGCGGGATTTCAGAAAAAATCCTGCTCTATACCCGGGCGGTCTTTTGTCGGGCGCGGGCCGAACTGGTCCGCACCACCCGCGATTACGACAGCACCGACAGCGGTCACGACCGCGCCGAAAGGTTGGGCTCCACCGCCGACGATTACCAGCGCCAGTCAATCGAGGCTCTGGCCCGCCTGACCGGGCGACCGCGCGCGGTGGTGGAGCTGATCTGATGCCGATCATTCTCGCCCGCCAGGGGGAAACGGTCGATCAGATCGCCGCCCGTTGTTACAGCGGCGACACCAGCATGGCGGCGGCCATCCTCACCGCCAACCCCGGCCTGTCCGCCCTCGGCCTGTGCCTTCCCCACGGCACCGAAGTCACCCTGCCGGAAAAAGCCAAATCCTCCCCCCCTCCGATCCTCAGCTTATGGGATTGATCATGAATGAAGAATTTGCCGCTGCCGTGAAGATCACCCCCGCCATCGGCGGCGCGACCTATTACACCCTGACCCTCAACGACTGGGTGGCGATCGTCACCATTGTCTATGTTGTGGCGCAGACCCTGCTGTTGCTGCCGAAATATTGGGCGGTGTTCCGCCGCCGCTTCGGCCGGGAAGGGGTGAAGTGACCGCGCGCCTGCCGGCCAAAGTGCTGGCCCTGATCGCCGCCGGGGCTAGCTCGGTGGCGATTGCCGCCGCCTTTGTTGGCGAGAAAGAAGGCACCGCGTTGACGGCCTATCAGGATGGTGCCCGGGTGTGGACGATCTGCACCGGCCACACTGCCGGGGTCCGACCGGGGCAAACGGCGACGCCCGAGGAATGCGCCCGCCTGTTCGCGTCCGACCTTGGCCAAGTTCTGACCGAGATTGACCGGATCGTCTCGGTCCCGATGAGCGAACCCCGCCGCGCCGCCGTCGCTTCCTTCTGCGGCTATAATCTCGGCCTGACCAAATGCGCCCGCTCAACCTTTATCCGCCGTCTCAATGCCGGAGATCCCAACGCCTGCGACGAGATCGAACGGTGGGTCTATGTCGGTGGCAAGGATTGCCGCGATCCGGCCAGCAACTGCCGGGGGATTGTGATCCGGCGACAGCAGGAGGCCGAGCTATGCCGGCTCTGATTCTGCGCGCCTTGATCCTGGCGACCGTCTTTGCGGCCGGCTGGATCGCCAACGGCTGGCGCTGGGAGGCACGGTGGAACGCCCAGACCGCCGACATCGCCACCACCCTCGCCCGGGCCTCGGAAGAGGCCCGAGAGAAAGAAGCCGCTTGGGCCAATGCCTTGGAGACGCTTGACGCCGCTCGAACCGCAGAAAGAAGAAAAGCCGATGAGGAAATCGCGACTTTGCGCGCCCGTGTTGCTGCTGGCGCTGTCCGCCTGCGTATCGCCGCCACCTGCCCCACCGCCGGCCTGCCCGCGTCTGCCGTCGGTGCCGGTATGGATCCTCGAACCGGAGCCGAGCTTGCTCCCGACGCTCGACCGGATTATTTCGCCCTCCGCACCGGGCTGACCCGGGTCGAGGCCAAGCTTTCAGCCTGCCAGGACCTGTTGACGGTAGAACGGGACGTGGAATGAAAAAGCTGACCGACTTGCGTCTGGCGGTGCTGGCCTCGCCACTGCGGATCCGGGCGGACAAACTGCTGACCTTTGCCGAGAAGGGCAAAGTCCGGTCCTGGCGTGGGGATATCGGCGACAACCACGCCTTCCTACTCGATTACACCGCCCATCTGATCGTGACCGACTATGTCGGGGCGCCCCAGGATCTGTTGTTTATCGCCCTGGATTGGTTGCATGCCACCTGTCCCGACGCCAACCCCGAGGAGGCTCTGCGTTTTCATGTCGATTTTCTGGACCACAAGGCGGCGGACGTCTCGATCGCTCTCGACCTGACCGAACTGATTGCCGCCAGCGAGCGGGCGAACGGGGTGGCGCTGGTGCCGACGGCCGATCCCGATGCCTTTGGCCCGGATCTCGCCGCCCTGGCCCTGGGAATCACATGACCAGAGCGCCCGATGCCGGGTTGGCCGGGCTGGAACGCTGGTTGATGCAAGCTCTGGCCGCGCTCGATCCCGAGGCCCGGCGCCGCCTGCTGCTGGAGATCGGCCGCGATTTGCGGCGCCGCAATCAGCGCCGGATCGGTGCCCAGATCGCCCCCGATGGCATCCCGTGGGAGCCTCGGAGACGGGACCGCTGGGGCCGGATCCGCTCCACCGCCAAAATGTTGCAGGGCTTGCGCGAGACCCGCCGGCTTGCCCTCAAAACCAGTCCGGCCGGACTCGAGCTGGGCTATTCCGGCCGCAACCGGCGACTGGCCTCGGTCCACCATTTCGGTGAGGTGGACGCAGTAGAGCCGGGCGGCCCTCAGCACCAATATGCCGCCCGGCTCCTGCTCGGTCTACCCGCCGAAGATGTCGCCGCCGTCCGGGCGCGGATATTGGCGGCGATTGAGTGGTAAACGCGATACAATGGGGTCAACGTCGCGACGAATGGAAGGATACCTGGGAGGGCAAGATGGCTGAAACCCAAATCGAGTGGACGGATGCCACTTGGAATCCCGTCGCCGGATGTTCGATCGTTACCGCCGGCTGCGCCCATTGCTATGCGTTGGAAATGGCCAAACGTCTGGAGGCGATGGGAGTCGATAAATATGCGGGGCTAACCCGCAAGACGGGGGTAGGTACCGCGTGGAGCGGCGTGGTGCGTGAGGATCGCGAAGCACTGCTGATTCCGCATCGCTGGCGCAAACCCCGCAAGATTTTCGTAAACTCGATGAGCGACCTGTTTCATGAGAAGGTCAGCAAAGATTTTATTCTCGATGTCTGGCAAGTGATGCGCGAGACACCTTGGCACAACTACCAGATTCTTACCAAACGGCCAGAACGCATGGCGGAACTGGTCGCCGACAAGATCGGAGAAGTTCTACCCAATGTCTGGCTCGGCACTAGCATTGAGGATGCGAATGTAGTCGACCGAATCGGCCATCTGCGGGAGGCACCAGCCGCGATCCGCTTCATCTCCTTCGAGCCGCTTATAGGAGCCGTTGGTACCATCGATCTTCGGGACATCGATTGGGCGATCGTTGGCGGGGAAAGCGGCAAGTCCGCGCGTCTTATCCGCGAGGAATGGATCGATGAAATCTATGCTCAATGTCTGTCAGCCGGTACGGCCTTTTTCTTCAAGCAATGGGGTACCTGGGGCAGCGACAACAAGAAACGCTCGAAAAAAGCCAACGGCCGCGAGTATAGAGGAAAAACATGGGATGAAATGCCAGCCTCGAAGCAGGTATTGGCATAAAATTTCGACAAAAGATGGTGTTTCGAAATGGTGCAAAAACGATATGAATGGGCGGATGGTGCTAATATTGATGAGCATTCTCGGCGAAAACACAAAATTCTTCGAGAATATGTATTCGACTATCTGACTGTCCGTTGTAGACTGCCCCAGCAAGAGCGCTTTCGACTGGCAATTGTCGATGGATTCGCTGGAGGTGGCCGATATAAGTGCGGTACATCGGGTTCGCCGCTGATTTTCATTGAGGAACTGAAGCGGGCCGTCGAGGCGGTAAACACCCAGCGTGCGGTTCAGGGGATCGGTTCGATCGAGGTCGAATGTCTGCTGATTTTCAATGACGCGAGTCCCGATGCGATCGAGCTTCTAAAAACACATGTCGTACCGATGCAATTGGATATCGCAGAGACTTGTCCAAAGCTCCATCTGCGCGTTGAATATCTGAACGACTTATTTGAGAGTGTCTACCCAAATGTTAAGTTGTTTTTAGAGCAAGGACGGTATCGGAGCGTTCTCTTCAACCTAGATCAGTGCGGCCATAGCCATGTTGATCGAGAGACTATACTCGATATCATGCACTCATATCCTGCTGCAGAGATTTTTTATACATTCGTCATCAGTTCACTTTTGGCGTTTCTTCAGAAAGATCAGCCGGAGCGGCTGAGTGCTCAACTTGAGCACCTAGGACTCCCCCGCGACGACGTCCAGGCGCTTGATGGGCTTATTGTGAGCCAGAAGGATTGGCTTGGCACGGCGGAGAAGATCGTCTTCGACGCATTCCGTCTTTGCGCACCCTATGTCAGCCCCTTCTCGATCAACAATCCCGGCGGTTGGCGGTACTGGCTGATCCATTTTGCTAACGCTTATCGTGCGCGACAGGTTTACAATAACATTCTTCACGACAACGCGAGCCATCAGGCGCATTTCGGTCGGTCTGGTCTCAATATGTTGTCCTATGATCCGCGGCATGACGAGGGAATGCTCTACCTGTTCGACGACAACGGCCGCGCTTCCGCGAAGGAGCAGCTTTTGGGAGACATTCCTCGTCTCGTGATGGAAGCAGGCGACGCCATCTCCGTAATGGAATTCTACGAGAGCATCTACAACGTCACCCCGGCACACACCGATGATGTCCATGCGGCAATCATCGAAAGCGCGGACCTTAAGGTGATTACGCCAGCAGGTGGCGAACGGCGGAAAGCAAATACAATCAGTGTCAACGACGTCATCAAGGCCAAAAATCAGCGCAGCTTCTTCCCGATGTTCCTGAACGCCGAGAAAAAGCTGTAACCTTCCCGGGAGGCATCGCCACCGCCTGACCGCAGGGATGAGCATAAAGTGGTCGCTGAAGAAGGCCGCCCTGATTTTATGGATGAGCTTGCCGCCCCTACTCTGCCGCCACCCGCATAATCGCGTCATACCCCCGGCAGGCCAGCTTGGTCGAGCGGTCGATCGGCTTCTCACCGCTGGAATAAGCGGCAACCTGTCGGCGCGACAGGCCAAGCACCGGGGCGGCGGTATCGAGGGTCAGGCCGTTGCGCTTCATCCAATCCCTAAATGCCTCACGGCTCATTGGTCGCGACACCTGGGCGAGACGATCGAGGGTATAGGCGGCGATGTCGATCCCGTCTGACCAGACGAGACCGCTGCCATGCTCCTCCACCTGGACGGCGGCAAACAATGCCGGATCCTGGCGCAAGGGCCGGTACACCTTGAAGGCGGCGAGGAACGGGGCGAGGTCGATCCGGTCGCAGGTGCCGTCGCGCCACGTCACCGTCACCTCGAACGGTGCCCCGGCCTTGACGGCGGCGATCTTGGGAATCGGCGCGCCGACGGTGATCCAGTCATTCCCGCTCATTGAGCTCCCTCCATTTCGCCATCAATTCATCCTGGTGCGCCCGAGCCCAAGCGATTGCCCGCTCGGCGACCTGACGCGGCCCGGAGCCGGCCAGGATTTCAAAGCTACGCAGATCGATCATCAGATCAGCTTCGGCCGAGGTCACGTGGAAATGAGGCGGGTTGTGATCGGTGCGGATCTCGATCTTGATCCCGTCCCACCGCCCCATCGTCACCATCGCACCCTCCGTCATCCCTGCCAATATAGTGCATCAGATGCACTGATGCCATCCGCGCGCATCCCGTGAAAGGCTGAAAGCCCGACAGAGTTGGCAACCGCCTCCGCCAACTCGAACCCGGATGAACCGCCACTCCGGCTTGGCCCATGATCGGGGGATGAGCCAGACCCGCACCGATCAGGCCCGCCGCCTGGAAAACGTCCTGAATCACGGTGTGATCGCCGCAGTCGATCATGCGACCGCCATGGTGCGCGTTGAGCTGGCTGGCGGCCGGCTGACCGACTGGTTGCCGGTGCCGGCTGAAATTGGCGCCAATTTTCGTCGCTGGCGGCCGTTGCGGATCGGCACCCCGGTCACTCTCGGATCGGTTTCCGGCGATCCAGGCAACGCCCGCATCCTTCAGACCTTTTACAGCGCCGCCCATCCCGCCCCGGCCGATCTCGGCACGCAGGATCTGATCGAATACGACGACGGCACCCGGATTGCCTACGACAGTGCCGAACACCGTCTGACCGTCGAGGCGGTCGGGGCGGTGACCGTCCGCGCCCGGGAGGCCATCACCGCCGAATCGGAGGTCGAGATTACCGCCAAAGCGCCCCGCCTCTGCCTGATTGGCGATCTGGAGATCCAAGGCAAGGTCGAGATCCAGGGCGATGTTCATGCCACCGGCTCGATCCTCAGCGATGGCGCCAATTCTAACCACCACAGGCACTGAGATGGCCAGTGTTGACGCCCTGACCGGCACCGAAATTGATGAGCTGGCTGATATCCGGCAATCGGTCGAGACGATTCTCACCACCCCCGTCGGCAGCCGGGTCATGCGCCGGAAATTTGGCAGCGAGCTGTTCGACCTAGTCGATAGCCCCGGCAATGAGTCCGGGGCACTGCGTCTGATCGCCGCTGCCGCCGCTGCACTCTATATTTGGGAAGACCGGGTCGATGTCGTGCGCGGAACCCTCTCGGTGGGGATCGGTGGACAGGGCCGTCTACAGCTCGTCTTAAGGGTAATCAGCGACAATCTGACGATTACCGCTGACGTCCCGGTGAATGTGCGATGAGCAGCGGCACTCCCATCGATTTGTCGTTGCTGCCCTCGCCCACGGTGGTGGAGGCGCTGGATTACGAGACGATCCTGGCCGCGCGCATCGCCCGGTTCCGGCAACTGGCGACCGCTGCCGGTATCCTCGGATCCTGGGATCCGACGCGGGAAAGCGATCCGATCCTGATCCAGCTCCAAGAGGGGGCCTATCGCGAACTGTTGTTGCGTGGGCGGGTCAATGACGCGGCCCGGGCTTTGCTGTTGGCTCATGCCACTAAAGGCGATCTGGACAATCTGGTGGCCTTTTATAGAGTGCAGCGATTGCCCGGCGAGATCGATTCTCGGTTGCGTGCCCGCGCTCAGTTGGCGATGGAGGGCTTCAGCACCGCCGGCCCTGAGGGGGCCTACAAATACCACGCCCTCTCGGCTGATATCCGCGTCAAGGATGTTGCGATTACATCACCCCAGCCTGGGGATGTCTTGATTACAATCTTGTCAAGTGAAAAAGATGGGGTTGCCTCGGCCGAATTGCTAAGGATTGTGGCGGCGGCGGTGAATGCAGAAAAAGTACGGCCGCTCAACGACACGGTTTTACTCGCATCTGCTGGGATCGTTTGCTACGCAGTGGACGCTGAAATCGAGCCATTCACCGGCATCGATAGTGCGCTGATCTTGCAGGCGGCTCGAAACGCTGTCGAAAAATACACCACGGATTGCCACGTTCTCGGTGCCCTCGTGGCGCGTTCAGGCCTAGATCGGGCGTTACATTGCCCCGGGGTGCGACAAGTTCGTTTGCTCGCCCCGACTGTTGAGGCGATTGATCCGGGCCAGACTGCTGCTCCGCGCTGTACCGGCATTACCCTTCGCGCGGTGACCGCCAATGGCTGATCCGACTCTGCTCCCCCCGAATGCAACGGCGTTGCTGCGGGCCGTGACGACAGTCAATGGCGAGATTTCAGCGATTCCGGTGCCGCTGACGATTTTGAAGGATCCCTGGCGGTGCCCGGCGGATCTCCTACCCTGGCTGGCATGGGAGCTTTCGGTCGATTTCTGGGATGAAGACTGGTCCGAAGCAACAAAGCGGGCAGTGATCGCCGCCAGCTTTGATACCCACCGCTTCAAAGGGACGGTTTGGTCCATCAAAACCGTAATCGCAGCGGTGCTTAACCAAACGCCGATCATCCTGGAAGGCCTGCACCGCCGCCGTCATGACGGCAGCATCAGCCGTAATGGCCGATTTTTCCACGGGTGGGCGGCGGGATGGGCCTGCTACCGCGTCGTGTTGGAACGACCGATCACCAACCGCCAAGCCGATCAGGTTCGCCAGATTCTGGCCGCAATAGCGCCGAAGCGCAGTCACCTCCTCTCTCTCGATTACGTCGAGTGTGCCGCAATTCATAACGGCGTGATTCGGCGCGACGGGACTTACAATTACGGGATTGCGTAATGTCAACAGGAAGGTCTCGCCTTACCGGCCCTTTTTTGGACGATAATCCCTCCTGGCCGAGTGGAATCTATGAACTCCAGACTGATGACCCTGTTTTGGGTGGTCCAGATGGTATTGACAACTGGCCGTTGCGGTCGTTGACTGAGCGTAGTGTTTGGCTGAAGGCTCAAATTGAGGCGGTGATTAAACGGTCAGGACGCGCGCTTGACTTGTCGCTGACCAATCAACTTGATCTGGCGATTGTCGCCCTGATCGCGGCCGCGATTGCTCCCAAAGCTCCACTGGCCAGTCCGGTCCTGACGGGGATTCCGACCGCCCCGACGGCCGCCGTCGGTACCAACACCACTCAGATTGCTTCCACCGCTTTTGTTCAAGCGGCACTGACGGCATTGGTTAATGCCGCACCCGGGGCTCTGGATACGCTGCGCGAGCTTTCTTCCGCCCTGGGAAATGATCCGAATTTCGCCGCGACAATGGCTGCTACCCTTGCGCTTAAAGCGCCGTTGGTCAGCCCGACGCTGACCGGAAAACCAACCGCACCGACTGCCACAGTCGGCACCAATACGACCCAAATCGCTTCCACAGCTTTCGTGCAAGCGACGATCAACGCCTTGATCAGTACTGCGCCAGGTACTCTCAGCACCCTCAAAGAACTCGCGGCCGCCATTGGCAACGATCCCAATTTCGCAACGAATTTCTCCACTGCCCTCACGCTCAAAGCGCCCTTGGACAGCCCGGTTTTTACTGGAACGCCGAGGGCGCCGACTGCCACGGTCGGCACCAATAACACCCAGCTTGCCTCCACGGCTTTTGTGCATGAGACGATCCTCGCCCTGATCGATGGTGCGCCGGAGAAACTCAACACCCTCAAAGAACTCGCAGCCGCGATTGGTAACGATCGCAATTTTGCTACGAATTTTGCCGAAGCAATGGCCGGCGCACTCGAATTAAAGGCGCCGTTGATCAGCCCGGTTTTTACTGGAACGCCGAGGGCGCCGACTGCCACAGTCGGCACCAATACGACCCAAATCGCCTCCACGGCTTTTGTGCATGAGACGATCCTCGCCCTGATCGATGGTGCGCCGGAGACCCTCAACACCCTCAAAGAACTCGCAGCCGCCCTGGGAAATGACCCGAATTTCGCCGCGACAATGGCGGCTGCCCTCGCGCTCAAAGCGCCCTTGGATAGTCCGGTTTTGACGGGGAATCCGGCAGCACCAACTGCTCCCGCCGGGACCAGCACCACCCAACTCGCGACCACCGCTTTTGTCCAAGCAGCCATCGCGGCGATGGTGGATGCTGCGCCAGGGGCTCTCAACACCCTTAACGAACTGGCTGCCGCTCTGGGGGATAATCCCAATTTCGCCACGACGATGACCAATGCCCTGGCCCTGAAAGCCCCCCTGGCCAGCCCGGCCTTGACCGGAACGCCGACCGCCCCGACGGCCGCTGTTGGCACCAATAGTAATCAGCTCGCTTCTACTGCTTTTGTCCAAGCAGCGATCCTCGCTCTGATCGCTGGCGCACCGGCTACGCTCAATACTTTGGACAGTTTGGCGGCATCCATCGGCGACGATCCTAATTTCGCCACGACGATGATCAATGCCTTGGCCTTGAAAGCGCCCTTGTCCAGTCCGGTTTTTGCTGGAACGCCGAGGGCACCGACTGCCACAGTCGGCACCAATACGACCCAAATCGCCTCCACGGCTTTTGTGCATGAGACGATCCTCGCCCTGATCGCCGGCGCGCCGGCCATGCTCAACAACCTCAAAGAACTCGCGGCCGCGATTGGTGACGATCCAAATTTCGCCGCGACAATGGCAGATGCCCTCGCGCTCAAAGCGCCCTTGGATAGTCCGGTTTTGACGGGGAATCCGGCAGCACCAACCGCTGCCGTCGGGACCAGCACCACCCAACTCGCGACCACCGCTTTTGTCCAAGCGGCCATCGCGGCGTTGGTAAACGCTGCGCCAGGGGCTCTCAACACCCTCAAAGAACTCGCGGCCGCGATTGGTGACGATCCAAATTTCGCCGCGACAATGGCGGCTGCCCTCGCGCTCAAAGCGCCCTTGGATAGTCCGGTTTTGACGGGGAATCCGGCAGCACCAACTGCTCCCGCCGGGACCAGCACCACCCAACTCGCGACCACCGCTTTTGTCCAAGCGGCCATCGCGGCGATGGTGGATGCTGCGCCGGGGACTATCAACACCCTCAACGAACTGGCGGCGGCTCTGGGCGACAATCCCAATTTCGCCACGACGATGACCAATGCCCTGGCCCTGAAAGCGCCCTTGTCCAGCCCAGTCCTGACGGGGATTCCGACTGCCCCGACGGCCGCTGTTGGGACCAGCACCAGCCAGCTTGCCTCAACGGCTTTCGTTCAAGCCGCAATGGTTAACTCTGCTCACGGCTATCACCGTGGTCTCAAAGTGCAGGTCACATCGTCTACAGGCATCAGCATCTCGGCTGATGAGCTGGTTTTGGCGGATAACAGTGCGAAACCAAAGACGAAGATATCTGTATCAGAAACGATAGCAGCCAATGTAAGTGGGGCGGGAGGAATTGACGTAGGTTCAGTCTCTGGAAACACTTGGTATCATGTTTGGGTTATTGATGGATTTGCCGGTACGGTGGCGATGCTGTCACTTTCCGCTACAGACCCGACACTACCCAGTGGCTATACCCACAAAATTCGCGTTGGAGCAGTAAGGACCAACGGCAGTGGGAACTTAATAGAAACGCGCCAATGCGGCCGCCGCGCCCAATACGTTTCGGGTGGGATCAATCTGCCTTCGTGTCCCAAGCTCGCGTCTGGAAGCGCGACATGGCCGAAAGCCGTTGCTGTAAGTGCAACTGTCCCGGCAACAGCGACCGCCATATCCCTGGTTCTCGCCCCAGGAAAAGCTGGTGGCTACGCATACGCAGGACCGAACGATAACGCTAAACCGGAGGAAATTTCAGCCTATACGGAAGATATTCCTTTGCTCTCTTCTTTTTACACCAGTTCGGCTGTTGCGGTCGGATCTATTAATTTTCTGCTCGAAAGTAGAAATATTTATTATGGAAGCACATTGGGGACGGCTTCTCTTTACTGTATGGGGTGGGAGGATAGTATCTGATGTACGCTTATTCAGATAATGGCTTGAGTTTCCGAGCTTGGGACGATCCCATGACCGTCTCACCCGACGAGGTTTTCTTCGACCACGAGCCGGCCGAATCCGAACTGGAAACAATGTTCGCAGGATATGCTTTAGCCAAGATGGCCGAGGCAAAGACTCATGCCGCTACCACTCTGTCCAACGCCTGCGCGACGGCGATCGAGCGCGGGTTTCGTTGTTCTGTTACTGGCAAGACACGAACCTACACCCTTACCGGCACCGATCAGGCTAACCTCGATAGCGCCTATCAGCTTGCATTGATAGCCGAAAACCGGGCCACCGCCTGGGCGGCCGACACGACACAGGACCGCAGCGCCGTGTTGCTGGCTGGTGGAGTCTATTATCTCTGCACCACCCCCGGTATCTCCGGCACGACCGAGCCAACTTGGTCGGCCGAATATCAGACCGAGATCTCCGACGGCACCGCCGGCTGGAGCCGCGCCGGCTATCTGATTGGCACCAATGACGGCACGATCTGGGCATCAGTCGCGGAAGTCCTGGCGCTGTGGGAGTTAAGCAAATCGCATATCGCAGCCTGCCGCACCCTCTACCGGGCGGCAAAAGCCGCGATTGACGTTGCGACATCCCTCGCTGAAGTCGATTCGATCGTCGCGACGGTGACGTGGCCAAAGGCCTGACCCTCCTCCCATCGCCGCGACCCCCTTCCTCCTTACCCCCCGTTTTATAGGAAGAAAAAACATGCCCAGTGATTATCACCACGGCGTAAGGATCATCGAACTCTCGGATGGCACCCGTCCCATCAACACCATCGAAACCGCAGTCATCGGGGTCGTGGTGACCGGGGATGATGCCGACGCCACCACTTTCCCGCTCGGCCGGCCGACCTTGATCACCGATGTCGCTTCGGCCATTGGCAAGGCTGGCGACAACGGGACTTTGCCCCATGTGCTCAATGCAATCGCCGATCACGGCAGCCCGGCCATTGTGGCAGTTCGGGTTGCGACTGGCGCCACGACGGCGGAAACCACCAGCAATGTCATCGGCAGCACCACCAGCGGGGTGAAAACCGGCATTCGGGCTCTGACTGCGGCGAAATCTGCCCTGGGAGTCACGCCCCGGATTTTGGGGGCGCCGGGCCTCGACACCCATGAAGTCACCGCCCAAATGGTCGCAGTGTCAAAGCAGATGCGGGCGTTTGTCTACGCTTCCTGCCACGAGTGCGATACCATCGAAGACGCTGTGGCATATCGCGATTTCTTTGGTGACCGCGAGTTGATGCTACTTTGGCCGGACTTTGTTTCGTGGGACGGGACCGCCAACACCGCCCGCACCGAATGGGCCACGGCCAGAGCCCTGGGACTGCGGGCCAAGATCGATGAGGAAACCGGCTGGCACAAAACCCTGTCCAATGTCGAGGTCAAGGGGGTTACCGGAATCACCAAGGACGTGTTCTGGGATTTGCAGGATTCCTCGACCGACGCCGGTTATCTCAACGCGCATGAGGTCACGACGCTGATCCGCAAGGGAGGATTCCGTTTTTGGGGGTCCCGCACCTGCTCAGAAGACCCTCTGTTCGCGTTCGAGAATTACACCCGGACCGCTCATGTTCTCGCCGACACCATGGCCGAGGCACATTTCTGGGCTATCGATCTGCCGATCCACCCCAGCCTCGCCCGCGATATCGTCGAGGGGATCAACGCGAAATTCCGCGAATTGATTCTGAATGGTTACCTGATTGGTGGCGAAGCATGGTTCGACCCCAGCAAAAATGACAAGGATATGGTCAAGTCCGGAAAGATAAACATCACTTACAATTACACGCCGGTTCCACCTTTGGAAAACCTGACGCTTGAACAGAGCATTACAGATGAATATCTGATCGATTTTGCCGCGAAAATGACCGCGTAAGGAAATAGAAATGCTTCCAGCAATCCTCAAGGACTTCAATGTTTTCGTCGATGGCAATGGAATGGCCGGACGGGCGAAGAATATCAAACTCCCGAAACTGGAACGCCAGATGGAGGAATGGTGCGCTGCCGGTATGGCGGGGCCGATTGAAATCGATTTGGGTCAGGCTTCGCTGAAACTTGAATTCACTCTGGGCGGCTTTGTCGTCGAGGTCCTCCGGCGGTGGGGGGTCAACAATCCATCGGGCATTGGCCTCCGTTTGTTGGGGGCCGAAGTCACTGGAGACGGCGGCAGAACGAACGCGATCGAAGTGTCTGTTCGCGGTCGCTGGAAATCGCTCGATTGGGGCGATGTCGAGCGCAAGAAGCTCAATGAGCTGAAGATTGAGATGCCGTTGACTTACTACCGCTATAGCATCAACAAAAACGTAATTCACGAGATCGACATGATCGGCGGCAATGTTATTGTCAATGGCACCAATCTCTCTGCCAAAATTCTCTCTGCTCTGTCAATCGCCAATTAAAAAGCATCCTACAAAGATGAGGGTTCGATGAAAAATTCCGAAACTGTTCTCTTGAATGAGCCGATCTCTTTCGGCGAAGAGAAAATCAGCCTCCTGCCGTTGCGCCGACCGATGTCTGGCGACTTGCGGGGGATCAAGCTGTCGCAGCTTCATGAACTGGACGTCAATACCATCCTGACTCTGCTGCCCCGGATCTGCACCGTCCCGCTCCCTCCCGATTTCGAGTTGGACCCGGCCGATTTGATCGAGGTCAGCGCGACGATTGCGGGTTTTTTTCTGCCGAAGAAACCCAAAATCTCCCCCTCCCAGATGACACACTGAGTGCCTGGGGGATCCTGATGAAAATATTTCCGGGGTCTTTCCCCCCGGACGTGTTTGACCGACTGAGTCTCGAACGCTACGCCGAGGTCTATGCCCTGGCGGTCGCGTTCCTGGAAGCCGAGATCTCAGCACTCGAAGATGCGCGGCGGAAAAATGGCTGACCTCCGGTTACAGATTTGGGTCGAGGCGCTGGATCGAGTTTCGGCTCCGTTCCGTCGCGCGACTCAAACGACTGACCAATTGCGCACCGCCGTGCGCGGGGCGGCTGGCGAGGTCCGCAAGCTGGAACAAACCTCCGCCTCGATTGAGGCTTTCAGTCGGTTGCAAGCCAAAGCCCAGGCCAATGCCAAGGCGCTGGAACAGGCCCGGGCCGCTGCCAAAGGGGCGGAACTGGAAGCAACGATCAAGCAATTGTACGGCAGCCAGACCGAGGCGACCAAGGCGGCCGAGGCTTTTGCCAAGGCTCAACGCTAGGTCGCAAAATTATCTGACATCGGGCGTCGTTGCTCGCTCGATATGGACCGCCTGCGCCAGGATCTCGCCCAGGCGGGACTCACTACCGATGATCTGGCCGGGGCTCAGGCTGACCTGACCCGGCGCTTGGAAGAGGCGCGGACCGCCGCCGCCCGGCAAGCCGCGACCCTGGATCAGGCCCGGGCTAAAATGGAGGCCCTGGCGGCCGCCCGGCGCAAACTGGCGGCGGCCGAGACGGCGGCGGGACAGATCGCCGGGCGCGGGGCGGCGGCGATCGCTTCGGGCGGAGGAATCCTGGCGACCACCATGCCGGTCATCGGGCGGGCCATGACGGGAGAATATCAAGCTGCCGAGTATGGTTTGACAGCTGGCCGTAGTGGCGCCGATTTGAATGCCGACCTTGAACGTGTCGAGGCAATTGCCAAACGGGTACGACAAACGAGCGGCGCTATGCTGACGGTACAGAAAGACCTTGCTGGGAAAGGTCTTGATCCAGACTTGGCTTTAACTGCGCTGGAACCGATTGGCCGAGCTGTCACAGCCACCGGTGCTGCGTTTGGAGACATGGGCAGGCTTGGTTATTCCGTCTTTGATAATCTTAGGGTCCAGACTCGATCAGGTCCAATAAGCCACGATGGTTGCAATTTGCAGAGTTGCCAGATAGTTTCTGGAGAGCTTGTCGTATCGTGTGGCGACACGGCGAAAGTCCTTGAGGCGGCAAAAGACGGCCTCGATCATCCAGCGGAATTTGTATCGGGTCTTGTCGAAGCGGATCTTGCGCTTACGAGA